CCGACGGCCCCATCACCGACGCCGAGGACGAGAAGCAGGTCAAGGCGCTGCTCGCGACCATCGACGACCTCGAATCCAAGCTCAGCGGCCTCGAGGACACCGAGTCCCGCCGCCGGCGCATCCAGGCCGGCATCGAGAAGCACACCCAGCCGGCCCGCCCGGTCATCCACCCCGGCCCCGGCGAGCAGAAGGAGTGGGAGCAGTTCTCGCCGGGCGAGCAGTTCGTCCGCGACTCCGCCTACCGCCAGCTCCACCGCGAGGGCGCGTTCAACAGCGACCTCACCCGCAGCCAGTTCTCGGTCGCCCTGAAGGACGGCACCTCGCTGATCGAGTGGAAGCGCCTGATCAGCATGGAGCGCAAGGCGCTGCTGCGCGGCGGCGACAACAACTCCGGCGGCGCGTTCGTCCTGCCGGACGACCGGCCCGGGATCGTCGACATCCGCCAGCGCGAGCTGACGCTGATGGACCTGATCCCGCGGCTGACCACCAACAGCGACACGATCCAGTACATCCGCGAGGACACGTACACGATCAACGCCGCGATGGTGGCGGAGGCTTCTGCAACAACCGGCACCTCCGGCCTCAAGCCGGAGTCGGCGCTGGCCTACAGCACCCAGACGGCCGCCGTCAAGACCCTGGCCCACTGGATCCCGATCACCAACCGCCTCCTGGCGGACTCGCCGGCCATGCGCGGCATCGTCGACCAGCGGCTGCTGCTGGGCCTCGACATCAAGCTCGAGGACCAGGTCCTGACCGGCGACGGGACCGGCGAGAACTTCACCGGCATCCTGAACGCCGGCATCCAGACCCAGGCGCTCGGGTCGGACAACGTGGTCGACGCCATCTTCAAGGCCCGCACCAAGGTCCGAGTGACGGGGCACGGCCGGCCGAACGCCGTCGTCCTACATCCGAATGATTTTCAAGCAGTGCGTCTTTTGCGAGAGAATCTCGCATCAGCGACACTGGGCCAGTACCTGATGGGGCCGCCGAACGAGGCCGGCCCGACCACCATCTTCGGCATCCCGGTCGTCGAATCCGAGGGCCTGACCGAGAACACCGGCCTCGTGGGCGACTTCCAGCAGGGGGCCTCGATCTTCGACAGGGAGCAGAGCGCCATTCGTGTCGGCACGATTGACGATCAATTCGTGCGAAATCTCCAGACAATTTTGGCAGAGCTTCGAGCTGCACTGATCGTGTGGCGTCCCTCCCTGTTCTGCCAAGTGACTGGCATATAAGGCGCTTTTACGCGACATGATTCGGTACCGCGTGCTCCGCGACTTCGGCAGCCACCTCGGCAACCACTACCGGGGGGAGTACCTCACGCTCCCCGATGGGCCGTTGCCGCGGGGGTTCGCCGGCCTCGTGGAGCGCGTGTCCGATCCCGTCACCAAGGACGTCCGGCCGGCCTCCGCGCGGGCCGATGATGTCCCGCCGGAGGCCGGTCCAGTCCCGCCGGCATCCTCCCTCTCCGACCGGCCCGAGTCTGAGGAGCCGCCTACCCCGGCCGATCAGGCTCGGGCCGGCTACGACGACCGCATGCTCCGACCGAAGCGAGGCCGGGCATGACGATCTACGTCGAGGTCGAGCAGATCGGGGCCTACCTGGGCGCCACGCTGACGACCGCGCAGCAGGCGCAGGCCGAGGAGATGGCCGCGAACGCCTCCGACTTCATCGAGCGGGCGCTCGGCCGCTCCTGGCTCGGCTACTCGGCCGGCGCCGCCATCGCCGTCGCCAATGAGCGGCACGTCGTCCGGAGCTGCCGCGCCTGGCTGGAGCACGCGCCGGTCGCGGCGATCTCGTCGGTCGGCGTGCGGCTGCTCCACGCCGGGGCCACGACCTACAGCCTGACGGCCGACTACCAGTACGAGCTGCTCGACGAGCGGGTCGGCGAGGTCGTCTTCTCGCCGACCTACGAGGGCCAGCGGGTCGAGATCGACTACACCAGCACCGAGCCGACGCCGCCGATCGTCACCCAGTTCGCGACCGAGTTGGCGGCCGGCATGCTGGCCCTCTCCATGGCCGGCAGCGGCGCGGCGGTCGCGGCGGCCTCCGGGGTCAAGCGCTACACGCTCTGGGGCGGCGACCTGAGCGTCGAGTACGCCACGCCGCCCTCGCAGGCCCAGAGCGGCAACACCGCCTCCTCCTCGACCCGCCTGCCGGTCCTCTGGGAGCAGATCGAGGCCATGTTCTCCAGGAAGGTCTCGGTGGCCTGATCGATGGACTTCGAGACGATGTTTGCAAGCACCTTCACCGAGACGATCTCCTTCAGAGAGCCCACCGGGCTCGATGCGTACGGCGCGCCGACCTACGTGGGCGCCGTGACGGTGACCTGCCCGGCCTGGATCTCCCGCAAGCCCCGGGAGATCCGCACCGCCACCGGCGAGGAGCGGGTCTCGTCGGCCGAGATCAGCCTGGGCCACCCGACTACGGGCGGCGCCGTTCCCACCCCGAGCCCCGAGGCCGAACTGATGCTCCCCGATGGGAGCACGCCATTGATCCTCTCGGTCGCCTCGATCGTGGACCCCTCGGGCGACGTGCATTGCAAGGTGTACGTCTGAGATGGCCGGCACCTTCCGCGTCCGGGTCGACGGCCTCCAGGGCTTGCGCTCGGCCTTGGGCGCCTTCGCGGAGCAGAAGCTGCCCGAGGCCCTCGGCCAGGAACTCTATCGCGACATGGTCGGCGTGATGCTCGAGTCGCAGGACCAGGTGCCCTACGACGAAGGCGACCTGCACGACAGCGGCGAGGTCGACCGCCCGCGCTTCTCGGGGTCCTCCGTCGAGGTCGTCCTGCACTACGGATCGGCCTCCGTGCCCTACGCCCTCGTCCAGCACGAGAACCTCGATTACAAGCATCCTCGCGGCGGCAAGGCGAAATTTTTGGAGGATCCGTTGAATGCCTGGGGAGAGGACGGGGCCAAGGAGGTAGCCCAGCGCGCGATCAGGCGGGCGGCAGGCCGATGAGCATGCTGACCGACGTCCACAGCTACCTCTCGGCCAACGGCCAGGGCACGAACCTGTACATCGGGTCGATGCCGGACGCCCCGGATGCCGTCGTCGGACTGTTTGCGTATGCGGGACGGCCGCCGGCCGAGGTCCTTGACGTGGCCGGCGTCCGCCGCGAGCGGCCGGGCCTGCAGGTCCAGGTCCGCTCGGCCCCCAACGGCTACGCCGACGCCGAGGCCCGCGCCTACGCCATCTACCGCCTGCTCTCGGTCGCCAACGCCACCCTCGGGTCGGGCTTCTACCAGGAGGTCCGCCCGATCACCAGTCCGTTTAGTCTCGGCCGTGATGCGAATCGTCGCGTCATTTTGGCCGTCAACTACGCCGTGTCTCGTGATTGGGTCTAAGGAGGACCACATGGCTGAGCACGAAGCCCCCACCGCGTCGATGGACCGCGCCGAGAAGCGCGAGATGGCCCGTGGCTACCGCGAGCAGATGTGGGAGGGGGTCCCCCAGTACGTCTGCCTCCGCGAGCCGTGTTGGATGGGCACCCACAGCCGCGCCAACACCTTCGATGAGGGCGTGATGCAGCAGCACCAGGCCCAGGATCACGCCGGCCAGTAAACGGCCCCGTACGGGCCACCAGCGCGCAGTACGAAGGGATGTGAGACATGACCGCAGCCGCCATCCTCGGGAAGGGCGCCGTCGTCTCGATGAGCGATTCGACCCTGACCGCCTTCAGCACCATCGCCGAGTTGCGCACCGTCCCGATCCCGCAGCTCCAGGGCGACCGCATCGACGTCACGACCCACGACTCGCCGGGCTTCGTCCGCCAGTTCGTCTCCGGCCTGGACGACCTGCCGGCCGTCACCATGGACATCAACTGGCTGCCGGCCAACGCCTCGCACGACGAGACCACCGGCCTGCTCTCGGTCCAGCGCTCGAAGGCCGTCCGGGTCTTCAAGGTGACCCTGCCGACGGCCGTCTCGCCGACCAAGGTCTTCACCTTCTCGGCCCAGGTCCTCCAGTTCAACCCGACCGTCCCCGTCGACAACGTGATGCAGGCGTCGATCCAGCTCCAGCCCTCGGCCGCCCCGACCATCGCGTCCTCGTAAGGAGGCCCCATGTCCTCGCCACCGCCGGCTCCGGCCCGTCCGGCGCCAAGGGTCACCCCGCCCGTCCCGATCGTGCTCGACCGCGAGCGCCACATGCGGCTCGACTTCGCCGGCATGGTCGCCTTCGAGGAGGAGACCGGCCTCTTGCCGTGGGACGGCAAGGTCTGGTCGGGCGAGGCCTCGCCCCGCGTCGTCTCGGCCCTGATCTGGGCCGCCCTGATCCACGAGGACCCGGACCTGATGCTGTCCGACGTCCGCCGCATGCCGGGCATGGAGCTCGGCAACTTCGGCTACCTGATCGATCGGCTGGCCGACCTCTGGGGCGAGACGATGCCCGAGGCCGACGCCTCGGCCGGGGAGCAGGCCGGTGACGCCGACCCAAACCCTCAGAAGCGGCGGGCTGGCTAGCCCTCTGGTCGTTCGCCAGGATCGAACTCGGCCTCTCCCCGGCCGAGTTCTGGTCGCTGACGCCCCGAGAATACCGGGCGCTCGCGGATCGCGTCCTGGAGCGGGAGCGGCGCCTGGACCACCGCTTCGGGGTGGTCGCGTCGGTGGCGGCGAACATCATGGGCGGCAAGCGGGGCGGCGGGCAGTTCGTGCCGGCCGACTTCTTCGCGTCGCTCTCGGATGCGCCGGGCCGGGCGCCGTCCGGGCCGTGGGCGACCGACGAGCAGGTGATCGCCGGCCTGATGGGCTGGGCGGCGCTGTGCGGGACGCCGGTCAGCCAGGTCCATCAGTAGGGCCGTGGCCCCTCCTGGCGGCCGTAGAGCGCCCGCTTGATCTCGTCGTGCTGGTCGGCGGCCTGGGCCAACCGCGCCAGGATCGCCAGCAGGCAGCAGCCCGCCATCAGCACGGCGCCGGCGCCGTTCCAGGCCAGCAGCAGCGCCACCGGCGCCCCCATGATCGCCAGGATCGCCAGCAGGATCGCGACGTGGTACATGACGTCCTCCCGTCGCGTTCTAGCACACGCCGGCGTGGTACGCGCGTAACAGCGGCGTACAAGATCGTACGGGGCCTTCGGTAAATGGAGAGCCTGGGCTCCTTCGGGTTTTCCGTCCAGGCCGACTACGGCCCGGCCCAGCGGGCGACCCGCGAGTTCCTCCAGCAGTTGGAGCAGGCGGGAAATCGCGTCCAGAACCTGCTCGGCGCCAACCAGCGGCCGATCCTGCTGAAGGCCGACGGCACGCCGCTCCTGGCCGAGGCGAAGAAGGCCGAGGAGGCGATCTCCCGCGTCCAGCGCGCCGCGAAGGCGATCGGCGACCGCCCGATCCAGCTGACCGTCCGCCACAACCTGGCCGAGGGCGCGGCCGGGCTCGAGCGGATGGTCGCCTCAGCTAGGGCGCTCGGCAACCTGCGGCTGAATCTGAGAGCCGATGTCAGCGACGTCAAGCAGGCCGGCGACGCCCTGGCCTCGATGGGGGCGGCGCTCAGATCGGCCAAAGCGAACGAGGTCATCAACCTCGACGTCCGCGCCAACAGCGTCAAGGAAGGCGACGCCTTCGTCCGGCAGTTGACGGCCGACCTGAACGCGGCCAAGGCCGCCGGCGCCCGGGTCAACGTCAACGTCCAGACCAACCAGCCGGGCCGCGGCTTCCTGGCCGAGGCAGGCAGGGGCTTCCTCCAGCAGGCC